TCGATGTATACCGAGGAAATCTGTGGGATGTAACGATTAACTGTGCCAGGGGTGATGGTTACCTTGTTGTCGTTAAGATGCGGGACCAGCGGGCCGTCAGATGAAGGAGTAAGATCGAAGGGCTGGTTCATGTTCATGCTGAAACCATAGCCCCCAGAAGTGAAGCCATACCCGCCTCCTGGTTGAATCTTGCTCATACGGCCTGATAGACTTCGCCCGGGTAGCCTTCGCGGTTGAAGCGCAGCTCGTAGTTAATCTTGAAAATGAGAGGCGTGCCTGATGCTTGGATGCAGTAGTCCTCAAAGGACACTTGGGACAGCATCAAAGTAGGACGCACCGCCCCCTTGACGGTCGCGTTCCAAGTCGTGCCAAGATGGTCGGGCAGCAGCTTTGTCCCGGAGAAGGCGTTCGTCACGCTGGTCTTGCCGACAGCGTTACGCATGGCCGTCACTACGGCGGTGTCTTTCGTATAGATGCAACCAGAGAATGAGGTGGTCGGGGCGAGATACTGATTCTTTCCGTAGTAGTACTGCTTGTCTGCCGTCCCAGAATCAAGGAACCCAACGAACCCGCCCGCATTAGTGGTCGTGCCTTTGAAGTGAGCTCCGAACACGCCGCCGACCTTATACTGAGGGTCGATGGTGGACGTAGTAAAGGTCGTCCCATTGCCGGCGATGGCTGTCGCGAAGCCGGTGGCAGGTCCGAAGAAGTTAGGGTGCGTCGTGATGTGATCTGACGTCAGGCCGTGCGAGGCCGTCACGTTGGGACGCGTGGTGTTGCCGACGGCGGTGGCGATGCCGACATAATCAGCCGTCACTCGGTCTACCTCGAGACTGTTTCGCGTAAGCGTGAACTTATGCACGAACAGGTCGGAGTATTGCGGATGAACTTGACCGCCGATGATGGCTGTTCCCCCTACCGACTGGTCGAGCAGATAGGTGGCCTTTGCGGTCAGGAGTCCGTAGCCGTCGGTATCAAAGGTTGAGCCTGGCTGAACAAACTTAGAGGTGAGGGCGTTGCCTGCTTTGAAGAGAGCCATGGTTATTTGTTTTTGGTTAGAAGGGCTGCCCTAGAAGGGGAAGCATTGGCAGGGGTCTGAGGCGTGGCGCCTGACGCGGTGACGTCCTTGTAGGTGGCGGCATAGCCAAACTGTGCGGCGATGATTTCAAGCTGAGTCAGGGATGCCTTGGCGATGGCTTGCTGTTCCTGAAGAGCAGTCACGACCGGGTTGGCGCCGACGCCGATCACGTTGCCGGAGACTGAGCCAGAAATGGTCGGGCTGTCCTTTGGAACGGTCGTCGGGGTCTTAATCTTTGCGGCCTCTTCCTCTTTCTTAGTGCGGTCGGCGGCCTCCTTCTGCTTGCGCTGGGTGTCTTCCCATTGCGCCGCGGCCTTGCCTTCTGGCGACTGGGACCAGATGTCGAAGGCACGTTTCTGCACGTCTTCCTGCTTCGACATATTGGTCGTGAAGAGGGGGTTGATAAGATAGTTGCCGAGGTTTTCGCTGATCAGTTCCCTGCGTAGTTTCCTGCCTTCCTCTGTTTGAAGGAGAAATTGCCGAGTGACTTCAGCTCGTCCGGCCTTCGCGGATTCACTTTCCTTTTCCCGCTCCTGGCGTTCCTTAAAGAATGCGGCCATCCGCTTTTCGTGAGAAGACACGAACATACTGTCGCCCTTAGCCATCAGGTCCAAGCCTTCCTGAGCCTTGCGTCTAGCATCTTCGATGGCTCCGCTGATGGCACTGATCGTGCCCTGAATGAGGACCATCGGGGCCGCGAAGCCTAGGAAGATGTCTTTGAAGCTAGTCGAAAACTTCTTCTGGATGTCCTCGACTTGCTTGGAGAAAGAGACGGTGGCGGACTTGGCCTTGTCCATCGCCTTGGGGACGTCGGACGTGGTCTTGATGTTGACTGTCAGGTCTTGGGCCATGTCAGGGGGTGCTTTCCTTTGCCGGATTGGAAGCAGCCGCGGCGGCTGCCTCTTTGTCTTTGGCTTCCTCCTCGGCCATGAAGGCTTCTTCCTCGGGCGACATGATCGCCACGTCGGCCCCCTTACGGATGGCCAGGGCGGAGTTCAGCCAGATGGCTTGGCACTCTGGCATTTCCCAAGCCCGCTGCTCGGTGATGCCATTGGCAATCAGGTTGGCCACGATGGACAGCGGCCAAGGCACCCCCTTGTCGCCGCCCCCTGACTTGGTCTTGGTCTGCTCCCAGAACTTCGGCCAGTCCTGTACCAAGATGTATTCCGCAAAGGCTTTAAGCAGGCGCTCAAAGCGTATCGAATTGCGGTTAAGGACAAGGATGCGGATTCGGTCCCGCCAGCCGATGTCGCCCAAGGGCTCTTCGGCGCACACTTGGCAGGCAAAGATAAGGTCGGCAGGCGTGACCCCTCGCGACCCGGTGACCAGCGGGGAGTCGAAGGCCATCAGGCGCACCCGGTACTTGAGGCACCAGGGGTAAAGAGTTCGACCCAGAATCCTGAAAGGAGCCGGGTCGACGTGAGCGTTGAGGAAGCGGCGGTCCACTATCCTTTAGACTGCCCCCTTTTCGGGGGTGTCAATTACGCGTAGGAGATGCCTTCGAAATCGACAGCAGTCACTGAGACGCTGGTGAAACCTTGGCTAGAGCCTTTATCGTCTACCTTCGTGATCACACCAGTGAAGCTAGCCGAAGCCGAGCCAGCAGGATATGCGGACTGAGTGTTGACCGTAAATGTGAGCGTGGACCCGAGGGTAGGGATAGACGAGGTCTTGGCGATGCCGTCGACGGTGATCTCGGACTTGCGGTCGTCGAGGCGGTGCGTGACCGTCAGACCGGCTTCGCTGATGACCGTGGCCTCGTTATTAAACGAGGACGAGAGGCTGTAGCTCTGGACGAAGAGGTTCGTGACAGTACCCGCGATACCGTAGACGCAGGTGGTTCCGTTTGAGATGGCGGCCATTTGTAATTGCGGGCTTTGGAATTAGGTCAGGCGGGCAGGACGACCAGCACGTCAAACGAGAAGGAAGTCGCCCAGGAGCGCTCGTCGATGCCTTCGTCTTCGGACTGCATCGTGACGTCGTAACAGGCCGCGTCGGTCGAGGCGACGAAGGCCGCCTTGATGCTGGTCAGGTCGCGCATATTGCCGGACAGGGCGGCGCAGCGGGCGCGGTGATCGGCGAGGGTCGTATCGTCGGCGTTCGAAAAGAGGGTGATGCGGACCGAGCAGCTGAAGTTGCCTTCGCCCTCTGGTAGGTCGGCAGGGCTGCGGGCGGACTCGCAGAGGACCACGGCCTTAGGCAGGGTCTGGGTCGCGGCGCTGTCGCCAGTCAGGAAGGACACGGTGGTCAGCCCGGTCTGGGTGGACAGGTAGGTGGCCAAGGTGGCCTCCACGATATGCCTAATGCTCTTCGTACCCATTGTACCTTTGCCCGCTTTGGGAGGTTAGACCTTATTCCGACGCTTCATGCGCTCGATGTAGCCTTTGAGGTCGCTGGCCATCTGCGTCTCGCGGTTAGCCAGGGCAAGGTTCAGGGCGTTGGCCTCGCTGGCAATGGAGTTCACATTGCCCATAAGGTTGCCGATGGTAATCATGTATTCCTTGCCCGTCTCGACGACGCGGGAGTAGCCGCCAGCCCCTGCGTGCCGGGCGATGTAGGTCGCCTTACGAAGGTCGGCGCCGAAGTTCCTAGGGCCGTTCTTGCCCGATGGCATAGGCAGGGTAAGCAGAGCTCGCAGCCAGCCAGCCTTTACGCGACCTACCTCGACCTGGCGGGTAGCCACGTAATCATCCAATGCCTTCTTGCTTTCGACGAGCTGACGCGGTTGGCCGATGCGTTGATTCCTTTTGATGCGTCCGCCGAACTTGCCCTTGATGGCGTTATGCTCGGCCTTGAGGTCTGTCACGGTGTCGAAGCCGTAGGTGTTGGACTTCGTGGGCACGCGGTTGAGGTAGTTCTTAGCCTTGAGGAAAGCCCGGGTGTGGTCGGGGTCATTGAGTATCTTCGTCATGATCGGCGAGATGCTCAGGGACTGGATGCTGGACTTGCGGACAATCTTGTCGAAGGTCGCCCGGTTGTTTGTCTTGGCCGCGTGGGACAAGCTGCGGAAGACCGCGGCCTTCTGGCTGTTCGGATTGCGGTCGCCGATAGCGATGAACATCTTGCGCGTGTCCCCGGCAATGGCTTCATTGCCAGCCGTCTCGGCTTTCTTGGTTAGGCCCCCGCCGCCACCCTTGACCAGGGGCGGAGTGAAGCGGGCCAAGTCTTCGCAGATAAGAGCGGCCTGCTTCTTGGCGGTATCCTTCTCGGCCATGCCGGTCTCAGCTGAGAGGCGCTGAAGCATGGCCATAAATGAGGCCATAGACTTCGGGTCAACGGATACCGTGACCATGGCCTTACTGGTTGTCGTCGATAACCAACAGCGTGATCCATGCCGACCCGGGCTTGTAGGTCTGGGTCGTGATGCGGACGGTCTTCCC